CTTTTTAATTATACCTAATGATAAGAAAAAGATTATTTTTCGATATTGAGACCTCATTTAATATCGGTATCTTTTGGCGAAGTGGTTACAACCTGACTATTCAGCCTGACGATATAATTAAAGAAAGGGCAATTATTTGCGTTAGTTGGAAATGGGAAGGGAAAGACGAAGTACACCATTTACAATGGGATGAAAATCAATGCGACAAGAAACTACTTAAAGCATTCATCAAACAACTAAACAAAGCCGACGAAGTTATTGCACACAATGGAGATAGATTCGATATTAAATGGCTTCGAACAAGATGTTTATTTCATGGTATAGAGATGTTTCCGCAGTATCAGTCAATTGATACGCTTAAACACGCTAAATCGCAGTTTAATTTTAATAGTAATAAGTTGGACTACATCGCAAAGTTTTTAGGTGTTGGCGCAAAGTTGAAACATGAAGGAATGGATATGTGGAAAAGTATTATATTCGACAAAGATGCTGAAGCCATGAGTAGAATGGTTGAATATTGCGACATGGATGTAATTGTTTTAGAAAAAGTATTTGAAAAACTACAGCCATACACAAAAAAGAAAGTAAACTATGCAGTATTAAGAGGCGGTGAAAAGTTTGAATGCCCTGAATGTGGAAGCTACAATATAAGAATGCGTAAAACATATACAACAGCAGCGGGAACAATCCAACATTATATGAGTTGTGAATGTGGGAATAGTTCGTATAAAATAAACAACAAAACTTTCATTGATTGGTTACAATGGAAGATGAAGAATAACATAAAATAATATGCAATTACATATAAAAAAGCCATAATGTAAAATATTATATGCAAAAACATATGATTTTGTAAAGAGTATTTTACTATATTTGCAGCAGTTAACAAGTTTTGTTTTTCATGTTTAGGTTAAAGGAGGTAGAAATATCTCCTTTTTTTATGCTATAACCTTAAATTATTTCAAGATTTTAAAGCTATAACCTTAAATTAAATATTTTTTTTATGCGCTGAAAGTATTGAAACCATTGAGAAACTAAAAATAAATGAAAAATAATTGTTAAAAAGTATTGTAGTTTTAAACATTATATTTATATTTGTCTATATCAATTAAACAAAACATTATGAAAAACATGAGTACAATAAAAGAATTAGATTTAAAAATGATAAAAATTGCAACAGCAAATAATTTGACAGTTGAGCAATTTAAAAAACTACCAAGAAAAAAATTTATAGCAATGTGTGATAAATTTAATAATAAATAATAAATCTTAAAAACATGAACGAAACAATTAAACAACTAGAATTAATCAAAGAATTTTATCTTGAGAAAGGCGATTGGATTTCAGCTAATCAAATCACTTTAGCAATTGATGTTGCAGAAAACTATTATTTTACGCTTAAACAAAACGAACAATGAGATACGAAATAATAATACAACTAGATGACGTTGATATTGACGTTATAGGTACATGGAATCCAAAAGATATAGGATGCATTGAAATATCTGAATTATTAATAGCTGGTATAGATGTAAGTCATTTATTAGATGAACGCTACCAAGAAATAGAAACATTAACTTTAACACAATTACAATCATGAAACACGAAACAACAGTAACAATTGAAGGAGTAGACATAGATGTTACCTACGAAATAATAGAAGACGATGTAAACTACATTGATATTCTTGAAGTAGAAATAGGAAAACAAGACGTATTTTCTTTACTAGATAAATATATTGAAACAGTTGAATTATTAATTTACGAAAAACTAAAACATCATGCAGCTAATTAAGAACTTTTTGAACAAAAATGTAAAGCCGACAAAGGCAGAAAATACTTATTTTCCTCCAATGGGAGTTAACGATGCTCATCGAAAGCAATTTTTTACTACATACAATGTAGAGTTAGTTAACGAGTTAAGACGAATCAAATTAAACGAGAACAAATGACAACAAAAGAAAAAGCATTTAGCATTTACGAATTTACAAGATATGACGTTTCTTTATTAGGTGGAACTGAAGCGTTAATTAATGCAGTAGCTAAACAAGCTGCGTTATATGTTGCCGAGAATGTTCGAATAGAAATGGTTAAACTACAAAATCACGAACTAGCAATTTATTGGTTTGATGTTAAACGAGAAATAAGAGCATTATGACAACAAACGAAAAAATACTAGCTATCCAAGTGCTGCCAACTTTAGCAGATTTCCTTGAAGATATACCAATGCAACGAGTAAGTAAAATGAAACGTAATCTTTTAATAAATGCAATACGCTCATTCGATTCTCACATGGTAGATAGCGCAGACATTGAAGCAATGGAACAACAAATTAAAATACAACAGTCATTCCGTAAATGGTGTGACGAAAATTTTAAAGAAGATGGAGAATAAAACAGCATTACAAGAAGTATTTTCAGAATTAGAAAAATTACATCCTCAACTTTTTAATATTTATACGCAAGAAGGCAGAGATTTTTTAAATCACTTTCACAAGTTTTTAGAAATTGAGAGGCAGCAGATAATAAAAGCGCATGGAAGTAAACTAAAAAATTCAAGAGGAGTAACTAATTACGAATTTTGGTATACGGGAGAAATGTATTATAATGACAATTTTAAAAATAAAAAAAATGGAGAATAAAGAATTATTAAACGAAGTAATTGCAAAGTATGAGGTAAACACGAAATCACGCAAACGAGACAAAGTATACGCCAGGTTTGTTATTAGTAGATACCTTAGAAACAAAGGTTGGAGTTTATGTAAAATCGGAAAGGCATTAAATAGAGACCATTCAAATATTGTTTACGGTTTAAAACAGTTTGAACTTTTAAAAAACGAAATGGATTTTAAATACGTTTATTCCGTTATTTTAAGAGATTTAGAAGAAACTGAATTGACTATTGAGAATCCTTGTATTTTAGATATTGAAGAGCGAGTTTTAAAATGTGAAAACTACTTTCAAATGCGATTATTACAAGAAGAATTAATAAAAAAATACAATTAATTAGTTTGATTAGTTAATAAGTATTATATTTGTAAACAATTTAAAACCAAAACAAAATGAAAAACGTAGAAAAATTTGAAGACGCAATTCCAAGAGTAAATGGAATCTATTACAAGCTACATTTAGCTAAACAAGCAATCGGCAAGATTAACAAGTCAGCTGACAATCCTTTTTTTAAATCTAAATACGCTGATTTAAACACGATTTTAGATGTAGTTGAGCCAATCCTACACAAGTACAATTTACTGCTCTTACAACCTATCGCAAATGGATGTGTGCAAAGCATAGTAATTGACATCGAAACGGGTGAGGAGTTTATCTCTGAAATCAAACTACCTGAGATTAATGACCCTCAAAAATTAGGCGGATGTATTTCTTATTTTAGACGTTACTCCGTTCAATCATTGCTTTCTCTGTCAATGCAAGATGACGACGCTAACGATGTGACTAAACACGTGAACAAGAAACCTACAATGCCGCAAGAACGATTTGAGAATGGACTTACAAAGGTGGACACTGGCGAGATAACAAAGGAGCAGTTTTTAAAGCCATTAAGTCAATTTGAATTAACGGAAGTGCAAAAAGCAGTAATCTCTTTGTTATAATGGAATTTGATTTTACCAAAAGATGGATTCAAAAAAAACCTTTATATCATAGTTCAGATTGGAAATATTTTCGTAAAAGTGGAATCTATTTTTTAATGAAAAACAATCAATGCATTTACATAGGTCAAAGTACAAATATATTATCAAGATTAAATCAACATAGATATTCAAAAGATTATGATTATGCTTTATGTTATGAATTAGATAGTTATAATTGGACTTATATTAATAAAGTAGAAAAAAGTTTAATTAAATATTTTAAACCAATATTAAATAAAAATTTATTATAATAAATTAAAACAAAATGGAAAAAGAAATTTTATTTAGATGTTCATCACTTGGGAAGTTGATGACTGACGCAAGAACAAAATCAGAAGTTTTATCTGAAACTGCAAAAACATACATCCAGGAGGTGTTTAAGGAAAAAGAATTAGGTATCTACAAGGACTTTTCAAGTAGATATACTGACAAAGGTATACAAATGGAAGACCAAGCAATCCAATTTGCTTCTGAAGTATTAAATTGGGAGTTTGTAGTTAAGAACGAAACGAGATTTAATAACGAATGGTTAACGGGTGAGCCTGACATTTGCAGCGACAATCTATTAGCAGATATTAAATGCTCCTGGAATGGCTCAACGTTTCCGATGTTTGATTCTACTTTAAAGAATAAAGATTACTATTGGCAACTGCAAGGGTACATGATGCTAACGGGTCACGATACTAGTGAATTGGTTTATTGTTTGATGAATACTCCGTTTGAGATAGTTGAAGATGAGGTAAGACGAGAGCATTGGAAACTACATTTAATTGACGAAGATTTAGATGTTAGAAATGCAGTTCAGCTTTCACATAACTTTGACCAAATACCGAATGAGTTAAGAATAAAAAGATTTATTGTGCAAAAAGACGAAGAAGCACAAGCAAAGATAATTGAACGGGTCAAAGAGGCACGAGATTATTATAATACACTTAAAAAAATACTTTGTTAATCATTTAATTTTTTGTATATTAGCAACGTGGATAGAACGGAAGTAATTAGCCGTTTGAAAAGTGAAGCAGTTACACCTTCCACGTTTCTTTTTAACTGCGTTATTTAACTGTTTAAAAATGCAAGAAGTATGGATGCCAGTAGTCGGCTATGAAGGACTATATGAAGTGTCAAATTTAGGTAATGTAATTAGTTTAAAAAACAACATTCAATTAAAACATAGACACAATAAAGGATATGTTAGAGTTGTTTTATATAAAAATAACATTAGTAAAAGTTGTTTAATTCATAGATTAGTTGGTTTTGCTTTTGTAGAAAATGAAAATAATAAACCTATAATTAATCATATTAATGGAATTAAAAATGATAATAGAGTAGATAATTTAGAATGGTGTACTCAAAGTGAAAATGTAATTCATAAATTTGAAGTATTAAATTTTAAAGTTTCTCAAGAAACAAAAAACAAAATAGGTTTATCAAGGCTTGGTAAAAAACATTCTGAAGAAACAAAAAGAAAAATGTCCAAGCCGAAAAAAAATAGTAACAAATAAATAAATAAATATATGTCTAGCTTAATTAATTTCAGTATCAAAAATGCACAAGGTGGTTACGATAAGTATACCATGAGTGTAAACGAAAAACAAGACGATTACGGAAACAACGCAAGTATCTTCGTAGCGCAGTCGAAAGAAGACCGAGAGTCCAAAATGCCGAAGAAATATGTAGGTAACGGAAAGGTAGCTTGGACTGATGGCAAGATTGTAAAAGCGGAATACGTTGAAAAAACGGAAGCAAAGCCTACGGGAATGTCAATGCAATCTTCAAATACTGATTTACCATTTTAATAAAACGGAGGTGTAAAAGCCTCCATTTTGTCATGTTTATTAACTAAAAAACTGGACATTTAAATCTAAAAACTATGAAGATAACAATTGAATACGATGACCAAGAAGATGCTAAACTAGCACTAGAGGCTTTCGATTGGAAACATACAGTAATGCAGCTTGACCAATTACTAAGATACACTACTAAGCATGGAATTTACCAAAATCGAGAGGCAACATCTGATGAACATAACATGGCTGAATATCTCCGAGAACAAATAAGAGAAATTGTAAACGATAATAACCTGGTGCTATGAAAACTTATTACAAAGTGTTTTACTACCGAGAGAATCAACCAGCATTTTGGATTGGTAATGCAAACAGTAAAGAAGACGCAGTCAAAAAGGCGGATATATTGCCCGACTTAGTCTACGATGTATGGCTTTTAGATGAATGGGAAGACGAATGTGATTCGAGAAGAGGTATTTATTCAAAAAACTTTATCAAGAAAAGCAACCTTTAGTTAAAAATTACGTCTTAATAGTATACGTTACGGTTCGACAATAAGTAACGAAAGGAATTTTAATTAGCCTTTGTATGAAGTAGGAAGTCGAACCCCTATGGATTGCAAAGGCTTTTTTATTTAACAAATTATTTATGAGAAAAGCATTTAACTTTTATCGAAGTTATTATGATGTTTCCAAAGAACTTACCAAAAATGAAAGGGGTGAATTTTTATGGGCGTTGTTACAAAAACAATTTGAAGGAATAGAGCCTGATTTTAATGAACTTTCTAAAATGTCTAAGTTTGCGTATCTTTCACAAAAGCATAGTATAGATGCTCAAGTGCTTGGTTTTGAGGGTAAAACTAAAATAATTCTAAACCCTAACGAAGGGGGTAGCGAAGGGGGTAGCGAAGGGGGTAAGGCACAAGGGAAAGAGAAAGAGAAAGAGAAAGAGAAAGAAGAAGTTAAATTATTAAAGAAAGATGTAGATAAATTTCTTTTATGGTTTAATAATACTAAGTTGAAATATAAAAATTCAGTAGGTAAATTCAAGACTTTAAATCCTACCGACATAAACAACTTACTATTACTTAAAAAATTAAATTATACTGCTGAAGATTTTGATATTGCTTTTAAAGAAATGTGTAATTCTGCTTGGGTAAATGAAAATAATATGTGTACTCCTTCTCACTTTTTAAGAAACGATAATTTTACAAGGTATTTAAATGCTCAAGCAACACAATCAAATGTTAAATTTAAAGCAGCATGGCAATAATGGAAGGATTTAAAATAACAGAGCCTAAAGATGTTATTAAACAACTAAAGGAATATAGAGATAACTATCACGATAAAGGAGTTTATTTAGGATTTGACAAGATAGATAAACACTATTCAATGCAGTTAGGTAATTGTACTGATTGGACTGGGTTTCCTATGAGCGGTAAAACTCAAGTATTAATGGAGTTACTTATGAATACTTCTTTATTTTACGGATGGAAGCATTTAATATATTTTCCCGATGTTGGTAACAATGTAGAAATAATTGCAGATTTCATTCATAAAAAGACAAGCAAGACTTTTGACCCTAAAAAAGTCAATTCAATTACCGATGCTGAGATTGAAGATAACATCAAATGGGTAACGGAACATTTTAAAGTATTGACTAAAACGGATGTTAAAGCAAAATTGACTCCGATGCAGTTTTGGGATATAGCAGCAAGTATTAAACAAACTGAAGAACTACATACTGCGAGTATAGATAGCTGGAAAGATATGAGCCATGATTATGAAAAATACGGAGGTTATGCAACATATTTAGAAGTAGTTTTACCTTATCGAAATCACATAGCGGAACAACATAACTTGCATTTGCATACAATCATACATCCTAAACTTACTGAAAAGATAAACGGAGTCAGAAATCCGCCAAGCCCTTACGATTTAAAAGGAGGTAGTGAATGGTTTAATAGTGGTAAATGTATGATTACGGTACATCGTGCTGACGTTGAGCATAATCAAGCTGAAATACATTTTAATAAGATAAAACCACGTTCAGTTGGTAGTGTAGGTAAAATTGATATTCATTTTGATTTAAATACTTTGACGTATTATGACATTGATGTTGCTGCACCCAATACTCATAATAAAATTTACGCTGCAAAAAGAGGTGAGGTAAAAAAATACAATCCACTACCTGGAGAAGTGCAGAATTTTTATAAAGCATTGGAGCAAAATAATAATTTTGACGATAGTTTACCATTTTAAAACACGAATAAATGAAGTCAACTGATATACTAATCGCAAGACTAAACATAAAGATAAGCATCAATAGATTGCTTTTTAGAATGAAATTAGCCAATTTAAGCGAGGAAAAAGTAAAAGCAATAGAAAGAGAAGCAAATGACCTCAACGATGCTTTAAAAGTCTTTAAAATGCTTGAAGATGATAATGCTACTTTTGAGCGAATTAATAGTAGTTTACGATTGGAAATTTTATATTTGAAGCAAGAATTAAATAAACAACAAAAAGATGAAATATTGCAAGACTTGTAAAGAACAATTTGAGCCAAAGCAAAAGTTTAATTCAACCATAAAGACCAATCGTTGCGGTGTATGTTTGAAAACTGCACAAGCATTGAAGAATCTATCTGCTATCAAAAAGGAGAAGAAGATTAAACAAAAAGAAGATTTATTGACGCTGCAAGACTATTTGAAGTTAACGCAGCAAGTGTTTAATTCTTGGATTCGGAAAAGAGACAAAGGATTGAATTGTATATCATGTAACAAGCCATGCAAGAAAGAAAATGCTGGTCATTATTTTAGTTCGGGAGGGCATGCCAACGTAAGATTTGACGAAAACAACGTTCATCTTCAATGTGAATATTGTAATACATTTTTGCATGGAAATCTAATCGAATACGGAATCAACCTGGAGAAGAAAATAGGGAAAGAAGAATTCATTATTTTGCGTGAAAAAGCATATGAAACAAGAAAATTCACGAAGATTGAATTAAAAGAATTACTTTTGAAATACAAACTAAAACTAAAGGAATGAAAGATATTCACTACGATAACACGAATGGAAGCCTTTACCTATTCGCCAGTCAACACGAATTGAACGCATATGAATTTGATGTGATTAAAAGGATTGTAAGATGTCGCAAGAAAGGACAATTCAGAGATGACCTAGAGAAGAGCATTAGAGTAATTGAATTATATTTAAAAGAAACGGAATGAAAACAGCAATGCAAGACCACATTGAATGGTTGAAAGATACATTATACATATGTAAAGAAAATGCACCAATATTAGTTAATTGTATTAATTTATGTATATCTGATGCTCAATCAAGGTTAGAAATGGAAAAGCAGCAGATAATAAAAGCGGTCTATGATTCGATGGGAACAAACATTGACCCTAACATTGGAAGAGCAGAGCAATACTACAATGAAACCTATAAAAACACGAAAGAATGAGAAATCTAATCTACATTTTCATAATAAATTTGCTTTATAAAGGCATTGATTAGAATTTAATCATATATTTGACGAAAAAAACGTCATGGAGTATTTAATTATTGTAGCTTTTGCTTGGTGGTTTGTAGAATTTGAGCCTATTCAGTTTGTGATAGATTGGATTTTTGACCATTTACCGATTAACTTTTTAACAAATTGGTTTTATTCTGGACTAGGTTGTTTCAAGTGTATTGGCTTTTGGAGTGGATTGATTTACTCAGGTAGTTTTACATTCGCTTGTATCACATCGTTATCAACTTACATTCTTTCGTTATGTTTGAACAAGATGAACTAGACTATATTGAATCAATCAAATTAGCTGATTCAACTATTCAGACTTCAAAAGTATCATGTAAAAAGTTAGATGCTATTTATGCAAGAATAAACGGAATCAAAAGCAAGGATTGTTTCTGCTCTATGGTAAGGCGGAAGATATTTATTAAGGACTTTTTTATATGGTATGAAGGACTTACTAGATAAATACCTACAAACAAACTACATTGATGTAAAGAAATACACGATGTACCTATTGAATCGTATCAATCTACGAATTGAAGCCGACACTGTAATATCAAACGCTTATCTAAATTGTCTAAAAAACGAATCAAAGTTTAAATACGGAAATGTTAAAGATTTTCTCTTTCATTTCATCAAATGCGAGTTACTATTCCGAGATACTGAAAGCAAAATAGAGATAGTAAATAGCGTAGAGAATGAATTTCCGATTGAAGAAGCTGAAGACGAAATAAAAGACAAGATTCTTTTTGAGTTGAACTATCAAGAGCAGAAATCAGTCATTGAAATATATCGTAATACCGTAGACGATAGAATTAAGTTAATTTTCTTTGAGACTTATCACGATAAAGGATATAATACTACCCGAAGCATAGCAGAACATTTCAATATTTCGGTATTTACTGCCCATGCAATGATTACTGAAATGAAGAATGACCTTCGACAATTAAAACACGAACTAAAAAAAGACCATTATGAGTAGATGGATAGCACTAATAACGTTTATTTTAGCAATTGGAATGAGCGTAATGATTTGGAATAGCCACGAATACCAAAATAAATTTATAGCTGCGACTATTTTTAGCTATTTAATGTTTTTAATCACAAACGAATATGAGAAAAATGAAGATAAAAGATGAATTTAAAGGAAAGACCGTTATTATTTATAATAGTGTTTTAGGAAATCAAAGTGTAGTAATCGACAAGATACTAGAGAAACAATATGAATGGTATTTTAAAAACGGATTGAAACATATTTTTGAAGCTAAAGAAACAGTTGAAGAAATTGTAGGAGACACAATTGTAAGTGTAGAAGAAACTGAGAATACAAAAGTAGTATCTTATGACTATAACAGTCAAATTCAACCAACTAAAAAAACACGAACTAAAAAGAAATGAATTTCGACTTAATGATTGCTACGGTGAAAGAATACATATTTCAACATAAGGGAGTAGTCATAGAGATGAATTCTAACTTCATCAAATCAGACGTAAGACAAATACAACTACTTTTTCAAGCGTTCAACTATATTCAAAGTGTCAAAGGATAAATACTATATTGCAGTAATCAATGAAGAACTACATTTTCATGAATGGAAGCGAATCAAAGAATTGCTAAAATCAGCTAAATATTCTTACTGCGTATTTTATTCAGACATTAAGAAAATAGAATTCAACGAAGTACCGAGAGAAGTATTTCAAGAAATGTGCTATCAAGAAAACTAGAAAAACACGAATCATGGCAAAACATAAATACATAGAAACACCAGAGAAATTATATCAACTATTCGAAGAGTACAAGAGTAGCTTAAAACCAAGAGAGATACAAAAGGCTACCGCAACGGGAGTGAAGTCAGAGTTTCACATTCCTCCGTATACAATGGAAGGCTTTGAGAATTACTGCGAGGAGAAAATAGGATGCGTTCACCAATATTTCAATAATCAAGATAATGCGTATAAAGAATATCTGACTATCTGCTCACGCATAAAGAGAATCATTCGTCAAGACCAAATCGAGGGGGGTATGGTTGGGCAATTCAATCCATCAATCACACAAAGATTAAATTCGTTAACTGAGAAAACTGACGTTACAAGTCAAGGTGAAAAGATAAACGAAATCAAAGTAACTATTGTAAGTGGAAATCAAGGCAACTAAAATCTTTGAGCAGAACTTTACTGCGCTATCTGATTCAGCTACTCGTTTCATAATCAATCAAGGTGGCTCACGTTCTTCTAAGACCTATTCAATTTGTCAGGTTATAATCGTCTACTGCTTACAAAATCCTAACAAGGTAGTGAGTATAGTTAGGAAGACTTTTCCAGCTTTACGGGCAACAGTCATGCGAGACTTCTTTGAGATTATGAAGGATTTGGGAATCTATGACGTGGCTAACCACAATAAGTCTGAGAATATTTATCGGTTTGGCAATGGCTCAATCGTTGAATTCTTTTCGGTAGATGACGAGCAGAAGATACGAGGAAGAAAGCGTGACATTGGATGGTGCAATGAAGCGAACGAACTTTGGTTTGAAGACTTTCAGCAGTTAAACATGAGGACTGAATCTACAATGATATTCGATTACAATCCATCTGATAGTTCATCCTGGCTTTACGAACTACCCGAAGACGAAAGCGTACTAATCAAATCAACATACAAAGACAATCCATTCCTACCCGATAGCATCAAGCGACAAATCGAAGACCTTAAAAGAACGGATGAAGCACTATACCAAATCTATGCGCTAGGTGAGAAGACCATAAGCAAAACAAACATCTATTCGAATTGGCAGTTTGTGAAAGAGAAGCCTTCCAGGTTTGAATCGTTTTGTTACGGTTTAGACTTCGGGTACAATCACCCTACCGCATTAATGAAAGTCTATTGGAATGAAAAGGACATCTTCGTTGAATCGGTTATCTATGAATCTTACTTGACTACTACTATGTTGATTGAGCGAATGAATGAATTAGGCATCGACAAAAATGCTGATATATTAGGAGACCATTCAAGACCAGAGATAATAGCAGAAATTCAGATAGCGGGGTACAACATAAACAACGCAACAAAGGGAGTCAAGAAAGGAATCGACAATATCAAAACTTTTGGTGTTTACTGCCTTGACAATCCTAACTTGAAACGTGAATACGAAAACTACAAATGGAAGAAAGTCGGGGATGCAATTACGGATGAGCCAATCAAGTTGTTTGACGATGCGATGGATGCTATTCAGTATGCGGGTAGATTTATAAAGGACAACTATTATACTGACGATTCATACTTCAGCTTCTAAAACACGAATGAAATAAACACCATTATAGAATATGGCAATAACACTAATCGCAAAACCTTTTACTTTCTCACCCGCTTACAATGAGTTAAAGTACATCTACGATTCTACTAACAAGAATCAATTAGGATTCAAATATATCTTTCAAGTACGTCAATACGGTGGCTCACAAATAGCTGAGTATCGAGTTCTTCCTTTGGTAACAAGTGGCTACGGTGAGCAAGATTTATCGAAGCTACTAAGCAATAAAGTTTCCTATGATTTACCGAGTGGAACGATGTACAATGCTGCAAATTCTTTCTACGAATACGATGTGAGAATCGGAGAGGAATACATTACGGGAGTAAACTATACCGCTTCACTATCTAACAACGGAGGGAACGTCAAGGTAACAGTTACACATTCTTTTGTAGTTGGTGACCAAGTGAGAATCGTTCAAGCTGATAACGGAGTAGCCAATCCACAATTGGAAGGTTTGTTCGTAGTTACTGCGATTACGGGAACAACTGACTTTACTGTTTCGGCTTTATGGTCGGAGGTAACGGATGCAACGATAAACGGGAGTGTCTACTATGCTGACAATCGTAAGACACAAACGTTGGCAGTTGTAACGGTATCAAGAGCGGTTGTCTTTAATGCTGCATTTAGTTGGATTGATTGGATAAGCTACAACGAATCAAACTACAATTCAAATACTGCTACTGATTTACTTTTAACATCGATTCCGCAAACGGGATTCTATGCGACTCCTGAGCAAGACCTAATCGTAAACGTGCCGAATCAATCGGTATCTACGGGCTTCATGTACTTTGAGAATAGTAATGGAAGCGTATTTAAAAAAGCGGTAAGTAATGCCAATGTAATCACAGCGGTGACTGTTGGAGTGAATAATGTAGGCGCATTGACAACGGTGAGCGGAACGGGTGGACTAGTCGAAGCTGATACTACCTACTACGATTTTTGGTATGCGTCAAGCGTAGGAGCGCAGTTTTCAGTTAAGTATAGAGTCAACTTAGATAAGCGTTGCAAAATTGAAGATTACGAGATTTTGTTTTTAGATAGAAAAGGCTCATTCCCTTCATTTGCTTTTCAACTTAGAAGCTATGACAAAGGAAACGTACAACGAACTCAATTCAATCGAGACGTTGCGGGTTATGTTTCTTCTTCTCGTTGGAACTATTTCCCTACTGATTTTGGAATGACAAACGCAAGTGTATTATTAGAAAGTACAATCGACTTAAACACGAACTACATGACTGAGGAAATGGCAGTTCTATTTGAAGAATTGGTTTCTACTCCATTGGCTTTTTTAAAGATTGGAGAAACATATCAGGCGGTGCAAATTGTAGATACTAGCTTTGAAGTTGAAAAGTCAAGAAACAAGAATCTAATCAGAAAATCACTTACAGTTAAACCATCAAATCAAAACGTAATCAATGGTTAGAATTCAGCTTGAAAATGGTTTCATAGATATTAAAGAGGGGAGTAATTTCCCTTTGAACTTTGCTTCGGGAGATGTTAGAGATTTGACGCAAAAGAAAGGGTCAAACTCTAAAACGTTAACTGCAATAGGTAGCAAGAACAATAATGATTTACTTAATCACTACTACGATGTAAACATAGTAGCGGGTACATTTGACATTAACGCTTTGACTAAATGTGCGGTAATTCAAGATGGCATTCCCATAATGGAAGATTGTTACCTACAACTATTATCGGTTAACAAGTCGCAGCCAAATAGCAACTACGAACAAGAGGTAGAGTATCAGTTAATGGTCAAGGATGCTACATCTGATTTGTTCACGAAGTTAGACAATAAATACTTGACTGATTTAGATTTTAGTGAATTAGACCACATAATAACTGCTAGTAATGTTGTCGCTACGTTTACTAATACGGTAACGGATGGTTATAAATATTTGTTGCCCTGGTCGGGAGACAATGTTTACCCGCTTAAAGAAATGCGTCCTGCTATCTATGTGAAGAGATACTTCGATTCTATATTTGCAACAAATGGATTCAGCTATACTTGGTCGACAAGCGCAGCTGCTAAATTTGACCAATTGATTATACCTTACAATGGAGACTTACCGATTCTTGACTATGCAAACTTTGAGGTTATAGCAACGGATATAAGTACTTTTACATTTACTCAAGCATCGGGAACAAACGTTACAAGTGTTGACCCTTTAATCAACTTGACTGAAATACAAGATAACGAATTATTATTCAATCCAACAACGGGAGAATATACAGTTCCATTTTATGTAACGGGAGGAGAGGCTATTGTATTTAATTTCAATATTGATTTGGAGTTTATACTTGACAATACAACTGCTGCAAGTGCTTATTTATATTCTTCTTCTTTAAATGCGGGAAATAGATATTACCCTACTATTCAAATGTACAAGAATGGAGTTTTGTATAATACAACTCCAATATTAGGTTTAGGTAGTTACATTCGTAACGCTTCACCTTCTGCTTTAGCTTCGGGACAAACTACATTTATAAACGATACATTTAACGCAAGTGTACCCGTTAGTGGTTTAGTACCTACCGATGTTATTACTGCAAAGATTGGTGTTAGAGTAGAGCAATTCGGAACTTCTCCACTTTGGAAGGATGCAAATAGTTTGGGCGGTACAAACGTACAAGTTGACATGATACTTGACGTGAATAGTCTCACAATGACTGTTCAACCTGGAACTAATATAATTGGCTCAGGCTCGACTATTGAAATGAATAGGTTTATTCCTAAGAAATTAAAGCAGCGTGATTTTGTGAAAGGTATACTTTCGATGTTTAACCTATTCGTTGAGATTGATAAGACTGCGCCTAACAATTTAATACTTCAGCATAGAGACGATTACTACGATAGCGGTAACGTAGTAGATTGGACTAAAAAGTTATGCAAGGACATTGACCAAGAATTAGTATTTCTTCCCGACATTACTGCAAAGAAAATGATTCTCACGTACAAGGCGGATGAGGATTTACCGAATAAAGATTATGTAGGAGCAACTAATGAGATTTACGGACAACTTGAATATATTTTTGATACTGAATATCAGAAAGGAATAGACGTTAAAGAAATGATTTTTAGTCCTACTCCCGTAGGTAAAACAACATTCGATGCATATGTTCCATTTATAGCTGGTAGTGCGCCTAAAACAAACATTAGAATTTTAGTAGATGGTGGAGTTGATACTTGTAACGCTTATAATATTTACGATTATGGCACGACGGGAGAAATAGGTTTAACAACTTACCCTTTGTTAGGTCACTTTGACAATCCATTGAATCCAACTTTTGACTTGAACTTTGCGACTTGTGATTTCTACTACTACAATGGAATCAATCCAACGAACAATAATTTGTATAATAAGTATTGGAGAAGAACGGTTAACCAAATCAATACGGGTAAAATGTTAATTGCTTACTTTGATTTGAATGAAAGCGACATCCAAGCAATGCGATTAAATGATAAAATTCGAATAGATAATTCATGGTGGAACATAAACAAAATTATCGACTATAACGCAAATGTAAAAGGATTTACAAAGGTTGAATTGATAAGCATAGATTCAGAAATTGACTTTGCACCATTCAATTATAAGATTCCTAAATTACCCGTTGCTTCACAAGTAAGTCACATTACAAAATCTATTCTTCAAACGAGCGTAGATAATAACAACGTGGTGATGTCAGGCGCTGACGTAGTTATTAAAGGTCGCAATAACGTAGTGTTAAGCGGTACAAGAGGAATGATTATCGGAGACGATAACATAGTAACTGAAAGATATGTAAACATAACTCCTCCGAGTGGAGACATTAGAACGGTAAGCGAATCATTTACTATTGAGCCAAGTGATAGAATCTTCATAATGAACTCACCTTCAAAAACTACTACCTTACCATTGGCAGCTGATAGTTTAGGTCGAATATTGATAGGTAAAAATATTAGTTCTGGTAACTTAACTATTTTGGCTTCGGGTACTGATAAGATAGAAGGACTTTCAAGTATTACAATCGCAACGGGTAGAGCGGGAATGATTGTATCGGATGGTGTAGGTTGGTGGATAATCTCTCAATATTAAACTTTAAAACACTAATTAAAAAATTACCATTATAAGATATGGCTTCATCACCGATTGAGATACCTATTAAATTAAATGGCTTAGCAGCTATTAAAGCAGAACTTCGTGAGTTGAAGGGAGAGTTAGCAAATGCGACTGACCCTAAACAAATGCAAGAACTCGCTATGAAAGCGGGTGAACTATCAGACCAAATAAAAGACGCTAACGAACAAATTGCAGTTTTTGCAACGGGAAGTAAATTTGAAGCGGTATCTAATTCATTCTCGGCTCTTAAGGGAGATTTAATGAATATGGATTTTGAAGGAGCAGCGGAGAAAGCGTTGACTTTCAAAAAGGCTTTAGGCTCAATTGACCCTTCAACAATTGGTAACGGTATCAAAGGTTTAGTTTCTACAGTTGGAACTTTGACTAAAGCGTTTATTCAATTTGGAGTAGCACTACTTGCAAATCCTATCTTTCTTTTAGTAGCTGCCATTGTAGCTATCGTTGCTATCATCGGAGTAGTAATGAATAAGCTGGGAATATTAAAGCCAATATTAAACGCAGTCGGTAAAGCATTTGAATTTATTGGTGATATTATAGACGTAGTTATCCAAGGACTTAAAGACTTTACTGATTGGTTAGGAATAACAAACAATGCAGCGGAAGATTCAGCAGATAAACAAGCAGCAGCAGCAGAAAAAACTGCGGATGCATACGAAGAAAAAAGTAAAAAAGTTGTAGCAGCTTATGACCGAGAGATAGAACTTGCAGAACTTGATGGTAAAAATACAGTTCAACTTGAAAAAGAAAAACAAGTTGAAATATTAAAAACTGCCGAAGCGCGTTTAGAAGCTATTAAGGCAAAAGTTTATGCTGCAAAAATAAGCGGTGATTTAAGTAAAGAAGAAGTAATTGAATTAAGAAAAACATATAATGAGCAAGTTCAAGTTGTTGAAGATGCTAAACATAAAATTGAAGTAATAGACAAAAAAGAATCTAACCGTAAAAAAGAAGAACGAACTAAAGAATCTGAAGACGAAACTAAGTCAACACAAGATGCTGCTAAAAAAGCGCAAGAAGCGTATAAAGCAAGAATCGCAGCGGAGAAACAATTCAGAGCGGATAGATTAGCAGCTATTAGACAAATTGAAGACATTGAGATTTCTATAATGCAAGAGGGAATCCAAAAAGAAATCGTTTTAAATCAAACTAAGTACAAAAGAATTTTAGAAGATTTACAAACTAATGCTAAATTAACATCTGCCGAAAAGATTAGACTTGCTGCATTATATGCTGAAGAAGAATTTCAAGCGGACAAGGCTTTACGTGCAGCTTATCAAGTAGAATTAGACACAGCAGTTCAAACATCTAAAGATAATAGAGCAGCGCAGAAAGCGGAGCAGTTAGCATTAGAAGCAGAAACCTATGCAAAGATGGGTGCTATGATGAAAGAAAATGCTCTTAAAGAAATAGCAGAAGCAAAAGCGGTAGCGGATGCAAAGGCAGCAATTCAGAATGAAGACATAGCAAGAGTTAGTGCGGGAATAGGCGTTATAAAATCTATATTCGAAAAGAATAAAGCAGTTCAAAAAGCAGCATTGATAGCTGAGAATGCTATCGGGGTGGCTAAAGTAATCATAAGTACAGCAGCAGCAAATGCAGCAGCTTTGGCAACTCCACAAGCAATAGCAACAAGTGGCGTTTCAGCTATTCCCGTAATCGCAAGAAACAAAATAAGTGCGGGAATTAGTATAGCTTCAATCGTTGCTTCAACTGCTAAAGGACTTTCTGCTCTAGGTGGTGGTGGAACTGTAGGTGGTACTGCTCCAGGTGGAGGCGGTGGCGGTGGAACTTCAACGCAACAAGCTACTCCGCAAGTTAATTTGTTCGGTGCAAATAATAATGCCAATACAATTAATGGAAGTCAATCTTCTAATCAAGGTGGGGAGATGATTGTTAAGGCGGTAGTTGTAGAATCAGACGTAACTTCAATGCAGAAAAAGATGAATAAAGTACAAGAATCAGCAGTATTATGACAAGCTATATTTCACTATTATCTAAAATAGAAGCATTCTGCAATGCTCACCTACAAATAAAAAAGTATGGTGGGGAATTTCGTGAGCAGATGCCTAACTTTGCAACGAAAGATGAGAAGTATCCCGTTGTATTTGTTACTCCTACATCTGATACTGAAGCGTTAAATACGAATCAGTTTACTGTAGATATTTATTGCGTAGATATTATACAAGCAGATAGAGCAAATCTTAACAGTATTATTTCAGATTGTCAGCTGATTCTAAAAGATATGTATGTTTATTACACGAATGACAACGATGTTGAAATAGATGTAGTAGGTACTGCAAGTATGACTCCATTAAATAACCAGGATTTAGATTACGTTGCGGGTTGGGTAATGAGTATTACTTTTGAGGTGGCAAGTTACGGAAGTTGTGCTATTCCTATGAATCCAATAAATCCAAATCCTCCGATTGTTTGTGAAGATGCGACTGTTGAAAATTCAGACGGTACATATACAGAGACAGTAGCTAGTGGTGGTACATTGATTTTACCTGATACAACATACAACTTTATAGTTAACGGCGTTACAACTAGCGTAACAATTCCAAGTTTAATAGATGAAACATTCAATGTAATATGGCAATAATAGATATAAATATACCAATCGAGGACGCTGTTACGGATGGCAGTTTAAATCCCGTAACTAGTAACGCAGTATTTGACGCTTTAGCAGCTTTACCTTCAGGTACAGTAACTTCGGTAGGCTTGACTATGCCGAGCGCATTTACAGTCGCAAATAGCCCAATCACATCGAGTGGAGATATAGCTGTAACGGGTGCGGGTGTAGCTAGTCAATATGTAAGAGGTGATGGTTCATTGGCTAACTTTCCAACGTCAAGCGGTGGTGGTGCGTCTGTTAGTTACTATCTGAATGGCTCAGTTGCTCAAGGTACATTTGGAGGTGTAGCTATGCGTGAAATGAATAAAGTCCCGGTCATCGGTGCGGGTACGGATTTTACTATTTCATCAAACGGTTACATTCAATCATTTATTACAGATGCAAACGATCCTAATCAATTAGAAATTCCTGCTGGAAATTGGAATTTTGAAACATATTTTTCTGCATCATCTAGTGGTGGGAATCCATCGTTTTATATTGAGTTGTATAAATGGGATGGTGCTACCTTATCTTTAATTGCTAGTAATTCAATTAATCCTGAAATCATAACGGGAGGGACTGCGACTGATTTATATATTAGTGCATTGGCTGTACCTCAAACAACTTTAGCATTAACTGATAGATTAGCTATTCGTATCTATGTAAACAATAGCGGAAGAACAATAAAGCTGCATACGGAAAACAGTAACTTAAGCCAAATAATTACTACATTTTCAACGGGACTTACTTCGTTAAATGGAATAACTGCACAAGTACAGAACTTAGCAACGGGTACAAGTGGCAGTGATTTTGCTATTAACTCAAGCGGCTCAACTCATACATTCAATTTACCAACTGCTTCGGCTGCGAATAGAGGTGCTTTGAGTACTGCCGATTGGACAACGTTTAATTCTAAACAAGCGGCTCTAGTTAGTGCGACTAACATAAAAACAGTTAACGGTAATAGTTTACTTGGTAGCGGTGATTTGGTTATAAGTGGCGGTGGAGGTGTAACAGTAGGTACAACTGCGGTAACTTCGGGAACAGTTGGGAGAGTATTTTTTCAAGGAACGGGAGATGTTGTTCAGCAGGATGCTGGATTATCTTGGAATAACACAAATAAAAAGTTAACTGTTGCAAATTCTTTTGCATTAAATGGAAGTGCTGGAACGGGATTTACTTCTATGTTTTCTATCTTTAGAGGTGCTACGGAAGTGTTTAAAGTTGATGAATATAAAAGTCAATTTACGGGTTCTGTTTATATGAATAGTATAGTTGGAACTGGTGTCGATGCTATTCTTTTTGGAAATCAAAGTGGAGGTGGTAATTTAATCACTATGTCCCCAACACAAGGAAAGTTAGCTATTGGATATGGCTCACCTACTTATAATGCTGCTTTAGACGTAAGAGCGCAAGGTGCTTTGTCAACTGATGTAGCTTTGAGGGTTAGGAATAGTGCGAATACTGCAAATTTTGTAGAAGTAAATGGTAATGGAACTTTTAGAATAGGAGATGGAAACGGTGGGTTAAACAACTCCATTTCTTATCTTTCAGATGGACGTTTATTTTTATCAAAGTCTGGAGGTAATTTTATAGAGCTAAACGGTGGTACTACAAAAAATAGATTATTTGGAGGTGCTAATGGTTGGGAAATTGGAGGTACTGCAGGTTCTACTTTTTATAGCACAAATATTACAGCTTTTCTTTTTGACGGAACATTACAAATAGCAAGTGGATTAAATGTTTCAGGAGGTGCAACGAATACTATTCATATAGAAAATGGTATTGCTCCAACAGGTGTAAATCCATCTAATCAGTTTAAGTTTTATTCAGCCGACATAACAGCAGGAAACGCAGCACCACATTTTAGAACTGAAAATGGTGATATTATTAAACTATACAAACAATCAAGTGCGGGAATATTAACAGTACCGCAATTAGTTACAGTATTGCAAAATTTAGGTTTATTATCTTAACTTTACAAATAAAAAAATCATGGGATTAATTATTAGCGGAAAAATTACAATTACGGGTACAGAAATCGAAGTGCCAAGTGTTTACGGTCGAATAGAGTTTGCTGGTAGAGCAGATGGTAAAACATTAGAGGTTGCAGTAGCTACGTATGCAAGTAAAGAAGCGTTCACAAGTGGTGCAAGTGTGCTAAGTACAACCGTTCAACAAGGTACTTTCAATGCTGAAATATTACCAACGGAACTACAGTCAATTGATACTGCACACGAGTACGGTAAACAAGCTTTTGAGCAATTAGGTTACACAGTAGAAATAGATATGTAATGACCTTTAAAGCCCAACTAACGAACTCAGTACTTCACACCTTGCTAATATAAATTTTAAATGGCTACGTTCAAAGTAAAATACGCAACGAGGAATAAACTCGCAAGAGCCTTGCAGATGGAAATCAAGAAACTTGGTTTAATCGACTATGGTACGATGTACGATAGTGTGCGTATTTCTGCGATGACTGGAACGGAACTAAATAGAATTGATATTACTGTAAGCGTTATGTACTATTATTTCTTTTTAGATGAAGGAACAATTTACATTGATGCTTTCGACATAACTGATAGATGGCTTGATAGTCCAATTGTTCAAGGTATAATCGGGGAAATTGTGCAAGACTACATTCAATGGCAGTTCGAGAAATACCCGTTACTTGAAATGGCAAGAATCCTAAACAATCCTAAAGTATTTGTAAACTTTAATTGGATAGACGAAAACGCTTTACCGTATACGCTACCAAATAGAAACATTCAGAACTTAGATTTCTAGTTCTTTCTTCATTCCTAAAATATTAAAGGCGAATACTAGATTAAGTTCTAGTACGTCTTTTATTTTAGTGACATCTTCATTCGCTAAATTGTAGAGCGTATGCTCCCAAGACCATCGGTTAATTTTATCTTCAGCTTCTTGCTCTTTTAAATCTTCTTCGTCTAGTTCAGCTTCGTCAAGTTCGTCTTCATCAAAGATTGGATTGAATAGATTTTCATATACTTTTAAAAAGTTCTCCCGAAACTTAATGTATTCCGCTATGATTCCGTAGATTGATGTGATTGGCAAATCGTTAAACTGCTCCTTTCGTTTTTCAATGTTAAACGAATAATCTTCATAAACAACTTCTTCCCATTCGCTTAATTTACTTTTTCGATACAAAACTGAACTAATATAAGTCAAGTGTTTAACGTAGTCATTAGCAAAGTAGTATTCCAGGTCAATAAACTCCCCTAACTTTAGATTGTCTAAACCAATATAGGTAAGATTGTTTATCTCATTCTTGAAGATATTTGAAGGCTGCTTTTTTATAAATGTTACTTGCTTAACAATCTTGGAAAGTTCGTCTATTTCCATATCGTCAAATTCATCTACGTCTATGTCGGTCAAAATAGATAAGCATTCTATTTCATAACTGAATAAAGAGTCAAAGTCTTCGTTATTTAAAGACCTCAACTCAATAAACTGTTCGACACTTATATCATTCCACGATTTCGGTAGCTTCAACTTGAATATCTTTAGCGGTTTTACCTAACTTTTGACCAATATAAGCAATAAAAGGAATAGCAATATTTGCTTTTTGCTCCTTAAACATCTTCGACTTTAAAGCTATGTGTGAATCTCCGTAATGTTCCGCTTTAGTTAGGTCAGTTCGTTTGAAAATAATAGCCATAACACGAGAAATATAATTTTCGGGAGATGTAGAAACTGCTTTTTCAATCATTTTTAAATCACGAACGTTTAATTTAAACTCATCTTCGTAGGCTTGGTAAGTATATCCATCGAATTCAATTGATTTAAGAAACTTTTTTGTAGGCTTTTTGTTTGTGTCGCAAAATTCTTTCACGATTTCCGTAAACTTTTCAAAATCCAAATCATAAACTTCATCTTCATTTGCGCCTAAATCTATAAATATTTTAGCCCACTTTTCGAATTGGTCAAGTTCCAGGTTATTCATTGTTGCGCTAAGTTTCTCAAACTGCTCAATTGTAAGTTCAGTTACTTCGTTGTTAATCTTAGTTGTTCCGATTTTTACCATAGTGTTTTTTTAGCAAATATACAAAAATATAACAAAAAAAAATGTATACCATTATAAAGTATGGCTAATGACATTCCTATTTTTAAAGTTACGATTGACGAAGACTATTCCGATGGCGAAGTATTAGGAATTGAGCAAGTAGCATTCACTAGTAAACCCGCAATTTTAGTTAAAGGAATGGCGTTTAATAGTCACTCTAAAGTAATGCAGTTTGCGGATGAGCCAAAGATGAGAATCGTAGCACCCGCCATGATTCCGATGGACATTTACCGCAACGATGAAGAAGGAGAATATTTTGTACAATTTTCTGAAGAAGAAATAGAAACAATTTATTCCGATTTTATGCAGAATTTAAATAATAATAATTTATTCAATTTAGAGCATGACGCTGGGCAAATTGTTCCCGCTTACATTCTTGAAAGTTGGCTCGTTCAAAATCCAAAGTTAGATAAATCATATAGTTCGTATGGTATTGAAGTACCAAAGGGAACGCTTATGCTAACTGCTCAAATAACGGACAAAGAATATTATAATAAACTTGTTGAAAGCGGACAAGTTGGTTTCTCAATTGAGGGGTTTTTAGGCTTAAAATTAAGTATTAATAAACAAATAGAAAACAGTATGAATTTACCTGATGGAGAACATCTGATTGAAGGCAAAATCTACGTTGTTAAAGACGGAGTAGTTGTTGAGATTAAGGATGCACCCGAAGCTGAAGTGGAAGTCGAAATGGCATCTACCGAAGAAGTAGTTGAAGAAGAGGTAGCAATGGCTGAGGAAGTTGTAGAAGAAGAAGTTGTTGAAACTGCAATGGCAGTTGACCCAACAGCAGACGCTGAAGCTATCCTTGCAATCGTTATGCCTACAATTGACGAAAAGTACAACGAACTTATTCAGTTAATAGCTGAAGTAAAAGCAATGATTCCTACACTTGAAGAAGAAGTGACGGAAGTTACCGAGCAAAAATTAACTGCTCATGAAAAGTTAATGAAGTTTAATAAATTTAATCAAGATTAAAAATGTCAAGAAAATTAAAATTCGATTTAGACATCGAAACAAACGCACTACTTTGTGCTAATCCTAACGAGTTCTACTCTCGTGCGTATATTACTGAAGATATCGTAGACAACTACCGTACTTTGCCAGGTATCAAGTCAGCTACTAAATTAGCTAACGTTACTTTTGGTAACATCTTACAATCTTCTTCTTGTGCTTTCTCTGCTCCAACGGATGCATTGGACGCTATCGACATTGACGTTTGTGCTTTGTCAGCAATGGCTCAAATTTGTCAGTTTGATTTAGAGCAATCTTTCCTTTCTTTACAAATGGCTGCGGGTTCAAACGGAAGTTTCGAAGTTGCTTCTTTCATGTCTTACTATTGGGAGACAATGTCAATGCAAATTGGAGAAGATGTTGAGTTGTTAAGATGGCAAGGTGATACACTTAGCGTAGACCCTCTATTGTCTTTGTGTGATGGTTACCTTAAGCGTTTGTTGGCTGACGCTGATGTAGTTGATGTTGCAAATGTTGCTATTACTTCTTCTAACGTAATCGCACAATTGACTGCGATTTTGAATGCTGCTCCTGCAACAATCAAGCGTAAGAAAGCAGATTTACGTTTTTACGTTTCTTCTAACATCGCAACTGCTTACGAATTAGCTGCTGCTTCAGGTAACACTCAAACGTTTGTTACGCTTCCTTTAGCGTTGACGTTCTTAGGTATTAAGATGGTAGTTGCTGAAGGTCTTCCTAACGATACTGCGGTATTGACTTTGAAGAATAACCTTATTTATGCTTTCGATTCAGAATCTGATGCTAAAGCGTTAAGAGCAGTTAACTTGAATGATACAGTTGCAGAGCCATATTTGAGAACTCGTGCTAACTTGAAAGTTGGATTCTGGTATACAAACCCAACTGAAATCGTTCTTTACTCTTAATTAAGAATTAATTACTAACTAAAAAGGGTGGGTGGATTCGCCTACCCTTTTTTAATACATAAAAATTATGCCTTGTAATACAATCACAACAATCACAAAAGGATGCGATAACAACATCGGAGGCATCCAAACAGTTTACATAAATGACCAAAGCGAAGTTACTTCAATTACGGTTGACGAACCTAATTGGGAAATAACTGCAATTACTGCGGGAGACCCTTTCATTCCTTTTGAATTTAAACGCAATACGGGTAACTATGTTGAAGACCAAGCAAATGATTTAATCAATGGCTCTTCATTTGTAACTGCTACGATTACTTTAATGTTTCACCGTAGAGAAGCAGCGAAGTCTCGTTCTATCAAGATTTTAGGAGAAGGACAAAGAGACCTTGCTATTATCGTTTTAGATGCAAACGGTAAATATTGGTATTTCCCGAATGCACAAGTAACTGCGGTAGCTGAAGGCTCAGGAACTGCTAAAGCAGATGGCTCAAAGTACAGTATTACTATCGTTGCTGAATCAGAGAATTTAGCTTACGAAGTTGACCCTACTATTATTGCAGCTTTACTAGTTTAAAAGTAAACTTTGCTATCCTCACCCTCGCTTTAATTAGTGGGGGTTTTTTGTTTTATTTCCACATAACATTAGGACAATAGTAAATTTTTTCTTTAGGACATAAAATCATCTTTATGACTTTGATTCTTTTGAATGTTTTATGCGGATATTCAAAATCGGTACTCATTACAAATACATAATCTCTCATTCTTTTAGGTGAGGCTTCTAACATATCATTTAGAATCTTTCTTGTTTGCTTGTAATCTACCATAAGACAAATATATAAAAGATTGTTTTATAACAAATCGTAATTAAAGACCATTATAATATATGATATACTTAGAAAAAGATTTTAGAAATACTTTTGTTCTCACGCTTACTGAGAGTTCAACTATTTCGAATCCAACCTACTTATTTTTATTCCAAAATGAATTTAATAAAAGTTCACAAGGCTTCCAATGGGTAGGAGTAGATACTTCAGACTATAAAGAAAGATACAATTTGTTTGAGTTAAGGGAGGGAGTTGATGCGACCTTTATTCTTGGACAATATACCTATACTGTTTACGAATCTGCCGACCCTATCGTCATTGTAGACCAAAATATAGATTACTATACTGGTTTAAATGTAGTAGAAGAGGGCAGAATGGTAGTAGCTGGAGTAGTAACAAACACAATTTACGATTAATGAAGATTTTAGGATTTGAATTCGGTGCAAATAAAGCCGTAGAAGTACAAGAATTAGGAGGATATCAAGCATTCTCTACACCATTCTTAAAAGTAGGTAAAGGAGATTTGTCTCTACCTTACGTCAATGCCCGTTTAAACGTTGGTAACTACGTTAGATTTGGCAATGATAACCTTTACCCACAGTTACTAAATCAAATGTATTACACTTCGCCTTTGCATGGTGCGATTGTAGACTTTAAAACAAACGCTACGGTAGGCGGTGGTTATGAATTGCAATATTCTGCTACTTGTTCACCAATGGAAAAGGTAGACATCTACGCATTTGAAAAGCGAATGAATCTAAAGAAGATACTTCCCGCAGTTACTAAAGAAAAAATCATTCATGGAAGAGTTTACTTTCACTTGCGATTCAATCAAACGGGTACGCTAATATTTTGTAAGCACATCGCAGCGGATAAGGTTAGAAAGAACGCTACAAATGATTTATACTACATCTGCGATGATTGGTCTACTCAAATAAACATACAAACAATCAAGCCTTATAGATTCAATACAAAAGACCTTGAATTTCTTTATTGTTATGAGGACTATTCAGTAGGTCAAGACGTTTACACGTTACCGCAGTATTCTTCTTGTATGAATTGGGCTTTTTTAGATGGTGAAATGTCATATCTTCAAAAGTCAAACATTCAAAATAGTATCTTCCCATCGTTTGCAATGATGTTTCCGAAGAAGCCACAAAATGAAGAAGAAAAAAACTCTATTAAAACAACAATCGATAGAGCAAAAGGTGCTACAAATGCGGGTAAAGCAATCGCATTCTTTGCTAACAATAAAGAATCTCTTCCAACGATTGAAGCAATTCCTACGAATTCAAACGATAATCTTTTTCAAGTAACAACTGAGAGCATTGACTCAAAGATTTGTCAAGCGCATATTATTGACCCTATCTTAATGGGAATTAGAGTAAGCGGTAAATTAGGAAGTGGCTCAGACATAAAGCAATCTTATGTAATTTTTGAAAAGAATAGTATCATTCCGCTTCGTAACTCAGTCGAAGAAATCTTCAATGAGATTTTAGCTATTTGCAACATCAATGCAAATCTAGTAATTAATAATTTCCAAATCGTTAACGATACAATTGTAGAAATGGATGAAAGAACAAATGAAATTTCTAACATTATTGCAAATGTAAATCCTGCTTTAGCTACTAAATTAATTGATTCAATGACTCAAAACGAGTTGAGAGAATTACTAGGATTAAAACCAATTGAAACACCTCCTGCACTATGATTTACTTTGTAACTGAAAATTACCTAAAAACACAAACGCCAATTACTGCAAACATTGACGTGAATAATATTGTACCTTTCATAAAGACTCAAAGCGACATGAGAATAATGCCTATTTTAGGTACTTATTTTTATAACTACGTTTTGGCCGCTTATAACAATCAAACATTAACAGTTGACGAAGAAGAATTAGTTACTTATATTCAACCCGCTATTGCCTGGAGGAGTGCTGAAGATGCTGCTTTTGGCTTATCATACCAATTAAAGAATAAAGGAATCCAAACGCAAAATGGAGACTATTCGAATAACGTAAGTCAAGGAGAGGTCAACTTTGTACAAGACCATTACGCACAAAAAGCTAGTTTCTATGAGTCACGTTTATGGAAATACCTAGACATGAACAAAGACTTATTTCCTAACTTTATTTCACCTTTAAATAGAGATTCGGACATTAGACCATCTATCCAACAAACGCAAGGATTCAACGATTCAATACTATTTTTATAAACCACAACCAATGCTTGAAATTTTAGAAACTATTAAAAAACATGGTGCTTTAGGAATGACTGTCATCGCATTGATTTGGATGAACTCCAGGTTGAACTCCGTAGAAGACAAACTATTCAATTGCCTAAGCGCAAACCAAGAAATACGTCAAGCATCAACGCATAGTAAGGTGGAGATAAAAGAAAAACTAATTGCGATACTCCCAAATGATAGAAAAAATAAAAGAGTTATTTCGTGATACTTTAAAAAAGGAAGGCAAATGGTCAAGAACTTCGCTTACAATGTTTACTTCTTTTTCTATTTGTGTGCTTGTTGGCTTAATAGATTTCTTTATGCATGGTTTTAATAGTGAAGTATTCTTCGGTTTTCTTTCAGTTGCGGTAGGTAGTAAGATTTCAGATTCATTCAGTAAAAAATTAGAAAAATGAAAATAAATTTCAATCATTTATTAGCGTTTATTTGGGCTTGTTTAATATCATTTCTTTGGCTTTTATTTATGACTGGCTGCTCAGCTTCGTATCACTACGGAAAAGCAGTTAAAAAAGGAATGAGATGTGAAACAATTTCCGATACTATCGAGATTCAAAAGATTGATTCAGTTTACATAAATAATGAATGGGTAAAGTATGTTACCAAGTACGATACGATAGTGCGTTACAATCAAGTATTTGTGCCTAAAACGAGGTATCAGATTAAAACGGAATATAAAATTAAACGAGATTCGATTGAAGTTGTAAAATACAAGACGAAAATAGAGTATAAAACAATCAAGAAAAAGTGGAATTTCCCTATTAAAATTCTAATTATTTGCTTTGCGCTTGGATTTGTGATAGCTTTGGCAAAAGTTTATTTAAGAAGATAGTGCATTATAGTATACTATTAAGTAAATTTCACCAAGATTAAGCAGAAATAACTATTGAAAGTGTGATATATTGCACAATTAATATGTTTACAGTAAACAACTAAATGTAAATAGATGCTGACAACGAAAGAATTAATTGCCAAATATGGTGCGCCTAATCCTGAAGGGACTTATTTAAAAACTATTGTGTTACCTTATCCATTCTTATACGATGGCAAACCAGTTTCAAAGATGCGATGCCATAAGCTAGTAGCGGATAAATTCCTAGCAGTATTCAATGATATTTTAGCGCACTATGGTTTAGAAGAAATTAATCGACTTGGTATAAACAAATACGGAGGTTGTTTCAACTACCGAGTAATGCGAGGAGGCACACAATTGAGTCGACATTCTTGGGGGGTAGCAATTGATTTAGACCCTCAAAGAAACCTATTAAAAGAAACTTCTAAAACTGCTAGGTTTGCAAGACCTGAATATAAAGCAATGATTGATATTTTCTACAAGCATGGATTCCTAAGTTTAGGTAGGGAGAAGAATTACGATTGGATGCATTTTGAGATAGCACAGTAACAACAAGCCCTTAATTGGGCTTTTTAATTATACCTAATGATAAGAAAAAGATTATTTTTCGATATTGAGACCTCATTTAATATCGGTATCTTTTGGCGAAGTGGTTACAACCTGACTATTCAGCCTGACGATATAATTAAAGAAAGAGCAATTATTTGCGTTAGTTGGAAATGGGAAGGAAAAGACGAAGTACACCATTTACAATGGGATGAAAATCAATGCGACAAAAAGCTACTTAAAGCATTCATCAAACAACTAAACAAAGCCGACGAAGTTATTGCACACAACGGTGATAGATTCGACATCAAATGGCTTCGAACACGCTGCTTATTTCATGGTATAGAGATGTTTCCACAGTATCAGTCAATAGATACGCTTAAACACGCCAAATCGCAGTTTAATTTTAATTCCAATAAGTTAGATTACATCGCAAAGTTTCTTGGAGTTGGAGCAAAGCTAAAACATGAAGGCATGGATATGTGGAAAAGTATTATCTTCGACAAAGATGCTGAAGCCTTAAAGCGAATGGTTGAATATTGCGACATGGATGTAATTGTCCTGGAGAAAGTATTTGAAAAGATAGCACCATATTCGAAGAAAAAAGTAAACTATGCAGTATTAAGAGGTGGAGAAAAGTTTGAATGTCCTGAATGTGGAAGCTACAATATAAGAATGCGTAAAACATACACAACTGCAGCGGGAACAATCCAACATTACATGAGTTGTGAATGTGGGAATAGTTCGTACAAAATAAACAATAAGACTTTCATTGATTGGTTACAATGGAAAATGAAGAATAACATAAAATAGTTTATACATAAAGATATGATTTTGTAAAGAGTATTTTACTATATTTGTGACAGTTAACAAGTTTTGTTTTTCATGTTTAGGTTAAGAGGAGATGTAAAAGTCTCCTTTTTTTATGCTATAACCTTAAATTATTTCAAGATTTTAAAGCTATAACCTTAAATTAAGTATCTTTTTTATGCGCTGAAAGTATTGAAAACATTGAGAAACTAAAAATAAATGAAAAATAATTGTGAAAAAGTATTGTAGTTATAAACAATTACGTACATTTGTAAGGTCAATAAGGCACAACACAAAAAATAAAAGTTATGAAAACTATCGAAACAAAAAGACAAGAACTTAAAAACCAAAGAGTTAAAGTATGTTTTATGGCAAAAAGCCACTGTTTAGATATTGAAGAATCAATGCACTTTATTAAAATTGAAAACTTGGTAGACGTTGAAGTTCAAATGATTTGGTCAGATATTAATTTATGGGAAAGACAAGAAGGTTCTTTATTGACTGATGAAAGAACAACAAAACTTGATTGGTGGTTATAAACATTAAATAAAAGTAAAATGAAAATTAGAAAAAAATATGTTGTTATTCTATACGACATTAGAAAGGTGGTAGAATTAACAAAACCAAGTATAAGAGTTGATAACATTCAATTAATGGCTACAATAGGAGTGCGAATATTTGATTGTAATTTTAATCAAGCAAAAAAAAACATTAGATTGGCAACAAAACAAAATTATTATCTAATAAAAAATAAATAACAAGCGTTGGGCGACAACGTTAAGCGCATTAATTTTAACCTTTAAAAACAAAAAGATATGAACGAAACAATTAAACAACTAGAGATTATCAAAGAATTTTATCTTGAGCAAGGAGATTGGATTTCAGCTAATCAAATTACTTTAGCTATTGATGTTGCAGAAAACTATTATTTTACACTTAAACAAAACGCAGAATGACACACGAAACAACAGTAACAATTGAAGGAGTAGACATAGACGTTACCTACGAAATAATTGAAGACGATGTAAACTACATTGATATTCTTGAAGTAGAAATAGGAAAACAAGACGTATTTTCTTTACTAGATAAATACATTGAAACAATTGAATCATTAATTTACGAAAAACTAAAACACAATGCAGATAATTAAGAACTTTTTGAACAAAAATGTAAAGCCTACAAAGGCAGAAAATACCTATACTCCTCCAATGGGAGTTAACGATGCGCACAGAAAGCAGCATTTCACAACTTACAACCTGGAGTTAATGAATGAAATTCGTAGAATCAAATTAAACGAAAACAAATGATAGCAAAAGAAAAAGCCAAAGAACTAGTTAAAAAATACTCTTGTTATTTTTACGGAATAGATAAAAATGTTAATTACGATGTAGTTATTCATGATGATGCTAAACAATGCGCATTATTTGCAGCTGAGGATATTCGAATAGAAATGGTTAAACTGCAAAATCACGAACTAGCAATTTATTGGTTTGATGTTAAACGAGAAATAAGAGCATTATGACAACAAACGAAAAAATACTAGCTATCCAAGTGCTGCCAACTTTAGCAGATTTCCTTGAAGATATACC